GCAGAAGATGCCAAGCTTCTTAAAAAGGATGAGGATGAGCCAGAAGCCGAACCGACCTAGCATCCCTCCCGATGCTCGCATCAAGAAAGAACCTGGCACAAAGAACTTTCACGTCATCCCAAGCGATGAGAGAGAGCATGTAGTCTCAACCTCCTGTTGGTGCATCCCAAGCATTACTAATCTAGATGCCATAAGACTTGGCTTTGAACCCATGTACGTCCACAAAAGATATGAAGAGAGAAGCGATAGATAAACTCCGCTTGTGGCGTAGCGATTACGTTCAAGCCGTAAGAGACATTTTTAAAGTAGAGCCTGATGAGTGGCAAAAGGAAGGACTCATGTACGCTTGCTCTCCTGCTACCTACAAGAGAGTAGCTTTTAAAGCCTGCACTGGCCCTGGTAAGACAGCTGAGCTTGCTTGGGTAGGTTGGCTTAGACTCCTTCTCTACGCATCTCCTGAGGGCCACCCAAAGGGTGCGGCTCTATCTGGTGAGGGTAGAGACAACCTGCGAGATAACCTTTGGGCCGAGCTTGCTAAGTGGAGAAATAGGTCTGAGCTCCTTCAACAGTACTTTACTTGGACTAAGGAGATGATCTTTTGCAATGAACACCCAGAGACTTGGTTCTTATCCGCAAGAAGCTATCCTAAAGATGCTGATGCAGAGGCGATTGGTAAATCCCTTTCAGGTCTACACTCTCCATATCCCTTCATGCTCTTAGATGAGATAGGCTCCATGCCTGCCTCAGTAGGTCAAAAGGCTGAGCAGATATTCACAGGTGGCGTTAAAGACGGCCTTATCATGGCAGCTGGTAACCCCACTGATATCAATGGACTTCTTTATAAGATCTTCTCTGAGCTTCAAGAACTGTGGAGTTTAATCACAATCACAGCAGATCCTGATGACCCCAAGCGCACTCCTCGTGTTCCAGTAGAGCACGCACGTAAGATGATTGAGACCTATGGTAGAGACAACCCTTGGGTTATGAGCACTATCCTAGGCAAATTCCCTCCAGGTGGATTAAATAACTTAATCAGTGCAGAAGATGTGCAAAAGGCTATAGAGAGAGGCGTTAAGGCAGGCGACTACGAATACTCCCAAAAGAGACTTGGTGTAGACGTTGCTCGCTTTGGTGATGACAGAACTGTTTTATTCCCAAGACAAGGCCTAAGGGCATTTGCTCCCACGGAGCTTAGGAACGCTAGAACAAACGACATAGCAGCTAAGGTCATGCAGTTAAAACAAAGCATGGGTATTGAAATGGAGTTTGTAGACGGCTCGGGTGGCTGGGGTGCAGGTGTAGTTGATTCTCTAATACAAGCAGGTGCTAGTCCTTACGAAGTCTCCTTTAGCGGTAAGGCTATTGATCCAAGATACTTAAACAAGAGAGCTGAGATGTGGTTCAACATGGCTGAGTGGATTAAGCGTGGAGGCTCACTACCTAACGTACCTGGGCTTGTGAAGGAACTGTCAGCTCCCACGTACACATTCCAAAACGGTAAGTTCAAGCTAGAAGAAAAGGATCAGATCAAGGACAGGCTAGGCTTTAGTCCAGACTATGCTGATGCTCTTGCGTTAACCTTCGCTATGCCAGACATGCCAGCGAGTATGGTGGATGGAGTGAATATGTATCCCAATAGAGGGAAGCTCTTGCATGACTACGATCCCTTTCAAGAGAAGTAGAGTGTGCTAAGCCTAGAGATGCCTAGCTACCTAGACACCTTCTTGTCAGCCACGTTGACAAACGTACACAGGACAAATTCCTCTCTTTAATTATCCACGTTATCTCTCGAATATGAACCTATATGCAAGTCGAGAGGGAGACTGAAAGAGCGCAACAACACGCGTTCGATGCGCACTCTTTTAATCAAGAGTCCATCCACTCTATCCTCACAGAGCTACTCCCTCTACTGCATTCCCACTACTCCGAGATAGCTCTCTATCAAGATATTCAGCTCAAGCCTGAGTTTGATACCTATTACAAGTTAGAAGAACTTGGCCTTCTTAAAATCTTCACTCTACGTGACAGCAAAAAAGCTCTCTGTGGCTACGCTGCTTACATCATTAGAAAAGCTATCCACTACACAGACTCTGTCCAAGCCCATCAAGATGTCCTCTACATCAATCCCGATCTACGAGGCAAAGGCTTAGGACACGTATTCATTAACTACTGTGACAACGAATTAAAACGCATGGGAGTCCAAGTAGTATTCCAGCACGTCACACGTAAACACGATTACAGCTCAACACTTAAGGGACTCGGGTACGAGCTAAACGAGATCGTTTTCTCTAGGAGGCTAGATAAATAATATGGCAGACGGTGGCGCAACATTTGCTCTCGCAGCAGCATCTCTACTCTCAACAGCTGCAACAATTAACAACGCTAACGAACAACGCTCCTCTATGCGTAAAGCACAGCAAGCTCAAGAAGATGCACGTAAGCGTGCTGAAGCTAGCATGGCAGTTAAGGATGCCGAGCAAAAGCAATTGGCAGAAAGAGATAAGGCTCGTCAAAGACAAAAGGTCTTAGCCGCCACATCTCAAGGTAAGAACTCTACAATCCTCACCTCTCCTCTAGGAGTTGTGGGTAACGAAGGTCAACAGAAGACCTTGTTGGGGCAATAAATGGCCAAGATCAACAAGGCTCAAGCTCAACAGCAATTAAACAGCGGAGCAAAACTTACTCAAGATCTTATCGACTCTCTTTATCCTGAAGGAGACAAAACGAACTATCTAGTGAGCGGTTACGCGGCTAAGGCTAGGCAAACTCTTATCGGCCTTATGAACAAGCAAAGTCAGAATACTCCTGAAAGAGTAGGTGACGGTGGCGATGCTCTTGAACAGCTATATAGAATGATTCCCATTAGACTTGCTACACGTGGGAATACAACTCACGGAGAAGTTTATGATGAGAATGCAGCTCTTCGTGAACAAACTAAAAATAGTATCTTTAACCTAGAGCAAACTGCTAAAGCAGAGAAACTCAAGTCACGTAAAAAAGATAAGGTAGCATTTGGAGGCAAGCCATCCACTCCCGAACGTAAACTTCCCATGTCTTCTACTGTTGCAGCAGAGGGCACACTCCTTGGTGGCGGCTCAGCCCTAGGCTCCGCTGCCAATAACAAAACTCTACTAGGTGGATAAATGCTAGCATACAAAGACTCGCTTACTAAAAGACAGCGCCTTGAACTCCTAAGATCTCAACTCGAAAACGAGCGCTCTTCTTTCCTCTCCCATTGGAGAGATCTCTCTGATTACATCCTTCCTCGCCGCGCTCAGTTCCAAGTAACTGACGCTAACCGAGGAGATAAACGTAATAACAAAATCATCGATAACACAGCTACTCTCGCAGCTAGAACTCTAGCCAGCGGAATGATGAGTGGAGTTACATCTCCTGCTCGTCCTTGGTTCAGACTCACTACTCCTGATCCTGAGCTTGCCGAGTATGCTCCTGTTAAAGAGTGGCTCCACATTGTTGAGTCACGTATGTCCACCTCCTTCAACAAGTCCAATCTCTATAACACTCTCCCGATTGCCTATAAGGACAACGGAGTATTTGGCACATCTCCTCTAATTATTGAAGAAGATTTCTCAGGCGATATCTTTAGAACTCAATGCTTCCCAGTAGGGAGCTACATGATTGCTAAGGATGCACGTGGTGTTGTGAACGTATTTGTTCGCGAGTTTCGCATGACCGTTCGCCAACTCCTTGAGCAGTTCGGCAAGAGAGATCCCATGACTGGTAAACCAATGTGGGACAACTTCTCTACTCACGTTAAAGATCTCTACGACAACGGTCACATGGAAGCATGGATTGATGTTGTTCACGCGATTTACCCTAACGAGGACTACGTACCTAACAGTGGTAGTAATAAGCAAAAGAAATTCTCAAGCTGTTACTACGAGCGTGGAACAAGTGGTTCTGGCAGTCACATAAGCTCACAAGATAACACCTTCCTTAGAGAATCTGGTTACGACTATTTTCCTGTGCTTTGTCCTAGATGGGAAGTCACAGGCCCTGATGTATATGGCACTAACTGTCCTGGCATGGAAGCCCTTGGAGACATCAAGCAATTACAGCTTGGTGAGAAGAGAGTCATGCAAGCAGTAGATAAAATGATCAATCCTCCAATGGTAGGGCCAAGCATCCTACGCACACAAAAAGCCTCTATCCTTCCAGGTGATATTACCTTTGTAGACGTTAGAGAAGGCACAGGCGGTTTTAGACCTGCTCATGAAGTTAACTTCCGTATTCAGGAAATGGAGCAAAAGCAGGCTCAGGTAAGAGATAGAGTGCGTAGAGCATTCTTTGAAGATCTTTTCTTGATGCTAGCTAATACCGATAGAAGACAGATCACTGCTCGTGAGATCGAAGAGAGACACGAAGAAAAGCTCTTAGCTCTTGGCCCAGTATTAGAGCAGCTTAACCAAGACCTACTTGATCCTTTGATTGATATCACTTTCGACATCCACATGAAGCAAGGGCTCATACCTCCTCCACCTGAAGAACTCCAAGGTGAGGACTTAAAAGTCGAGTACATCTCCATCATGGCTCAAGCTCAGAAGCTTATTAGCATCGGTGCGGTTGAGCGCTTCACTGGCTTTGTTGGAAACATGGCAGGTGTAGTTCCAACCGTTCTTGAGAAGATCAACACAGATCAACTCGTAGATGTAATGGCTGACATCTTGTCAGTACCTCCAAGCATAGTGAAATCAGATGAAGAAGTAGCAAAGATTCGTGAGGTTCAAGCTAGGGCAGCTCAGGCTCAACAACAAGCAATGATGATGCAGCAAGGTGCTGCTACTGCAAAAGATCTCTCTCAGATTCCGATGGATGAGGATAACGCTCTTACAGGATTACTTGAGCAAGCCAACGCAGGGAGCTTGATGCCGTGAAGAGTGTAGTAGCAAACGCAGCAGATGAAACGCAGGTAAAGAAGGCTGGCACTAAGGTTAAGCTCCTTAGAGACAAGCAGCTAAATGATGTGCGCTTCATACTCTCTGATGTTCAAGGCAGAAGATTCTTATACAGGTACCTAGAAGAGACTGGGGTGTTTAAGAGTTCTTTTACTGGAAGCTCAGAGACTTTCTTCAATGAAGGACAAAGGAACATAGGGCTTAAACTGCTTGCTGATATTACAGAAGCAGATGCAGAAGCCTTTGTGAAAATGATGGCTGAGGCCAAGAAAAGGGAGTTAGAAGATGTCTGAACAAACAACTTCTACAGTGCAAGATACACCCAAAGCTGTAGAAAATGTAAATAATGTTGTTGCAAATGCTACCACGCAAGCAACTCCAGTAGTGGACGCTGCTGCAAGCGCGCAAGCGCAGCACGTACAAACTGAGATTGCCTCCAAGGAAGCAGAAGCAGCGGCAAAAGGTAGTGAAGAGCAACAGGCTAAGAGTAATGTACCTGAAAAGTATGAACTCAATATGCCCGAGCAAACACTTCTAGAAGCAGAGGCTGTTGAAAGGATCGCAGGGATTGCCCGAGAGCGAGGACTTTCAAATGAACAGGCTCAAGAGCTTTTAGATATGGAGCACGATGCTGTAGCTACTTATCACAATAAACAAGTAACAGCGTTTCTACAAAGAGCAGATACTTGGAAACAAGAAGTTGTTAACGACAAAGAGATTGGTGGAGATAACCTCAATAAGACAGTTTCTTTAGTTAACAGATTTCTTGAGAAGTACGATGTAGATGGGAGCTTCCGTAAGGATCTCGAAGTCACTAAGTACGGTAATCATCCAGGTTTAATTAAGGTTCTTTATAGAGCCGCAAAGGAATCCTTCGCAAATGATGAGTTCGTGCAAGCCCCCTTGAATCAAGGTGGAAGCAAGAAGTCAGTGCAGGACATCCTTTATCCAAGTAACGAGGGTCAAGGTTAATGAGCCCAGAAATGAAGGTATTTCAAGAACAAGCAATTCGTTGCTTAAAGGGAGTTCTTTCAGCATGGGAGAATTGGCTTAAAGCCCAAAAATAAATATTAAAAAAAACAGATACGCGAGCAGCACCTAAAACACCTGCTCATAAGCCTCTCTGAAATTTAAGGAGAAAACTTATGGCAGTATTAGGAACAGCTTTCAATCTAGTAGATTGGGCAAAACGTAGAGATCCAGATGGCAAAGCAGCAGCAGTAGCTGAATTGCTTGCACAAACAAACAGCATTCTTGACGATATGCTTTGGAAAGAAGGTAACCTTCCTACAGGTCACCGTCTTACTGTAAGAACAGGCTTGCCTACTTCTTACTGGAGACTTTTGAACCAAGGTGTTCAACCTTCAAAATCAACAACTGCTCAGATCGATGAGAGCTGTGGAATGCTAGAAGCATACAGCGTTCTCGATAAAGACCTTGTTGAATTGAACGGTGACGTTGCATCAACTCGTCTCACAGAAGCATCTGCTCATATCGAAGGTATGAACCAAGAGATGGCTTCTACTTTGTTCTACGGAAACGTGGGACTTAACCCTGAAGAATTTAACGGTCTTGCAGTTCGCTACTCTTCTTTGAGTGCAGCTAACGGACAAAACATCATCAACGCTTCTGGCGCTGGTAGTGACAACTCTTCTATCTGGCTTGTTTGCTGGGGTGAGAACACAGTACACGGCATTTTCCCTAAAGGATCTAAAGCAGGTCTTGTGAGAAATGACCTTGGCCTTGACGTTGTAGACAACGCAGGTGGCGTAGCTGGCGCTAAAATGATGGCTTATCAAGAGCATTTCCAATGGAAGTGCGGTCTTGCACTTAAGGACTGGAGATACGCGGTTCGTATTGCGAACATCGACATCTCTAACCTTGCTGCTGGATCTGGAGCTGACCTCATCAACTTGATGATCAAAGCTATCCACAGAATCCCAAGCCTCAAGCTCGGCAAGCCTGTGTTCTACATGAACCGTTCTTGCTTCCAATACCTCGATATCCAACGCCGTGACGATGTGATCTCAGGTGGCGGACTTGTATACAACCAAGTTGACGGTGTACTTGTTCCATCTTTCCGTGGAATTCCCATCAAACTCGTAGACGCTCTCACTGAAACTGAAAGCGTTGTTTCTTAATTAAAAGGAGAATGAAATGATTTTAGACGCAGACCTATTATTTTCATACGCTCAAGCAGTTACCGCTGCTGCGGCTTCCACAAACTCAGTTGACTTGAGTTCTGTTCGTGACATCGGCACAGGCGAAAATCTTTATATTTTTGTTACTGTAGATGTTGCACTTACTGACTCAGGCAGTGACTCTAGCGTTGCTGTTGCGCTTGAAGGAGATAGCACAACTAGCTTTTCTCCTGATGGAACAGTGACTTTGTTCACTATTCCTGCGCTTGCAGCTGCTGGTAGCACATACCTTGTGAAGCTTTCACCTGGTTCTGCTCCTTTGCAGTATCGCTACATCCAACTTAAGTACACTCCTGCAAACGGAAACTTAACCACTGGATCATTCACAGCTGGAATCGTGAAAGACATCGCTAAGTTCACTGCTTACGCAGATGCCTACACAATCAGCTAATTAGAAAGGAATTAAATTACCCATGAGAGTCAAAGCCCTAATGCCCGGATACTACGACAACAAACGAGTGAAGGAGGGTGAGGAATTTTTTCTTAGACCTTTTAAAGGAAAGAAAATCAACGCCACGACTGGAGCACAAGAAGACCACTTATTCACAGTGGAGGAGCAATTCTCTGCTCGCTGGATGGAGTCCTTAGATGGCCCAGTTAAGAAACCCTCAAGCGCTTCAAAGAAGTCAAAGAAGTCTGAGCCTAAGGGGCTTGACCTAGAGGTAGTTTAAACAATTTCCCCTGTGGGAGTTTTTGGCTCTTATGGCTTTGCCGTGAGGCCCTCCTAATTTTACTTCCACGGGGGAATCTTTAAGGAGAAAGAATGGCAACAAGGACGGCTACGATAAATCAAATCAGTACCTTTAACGATAAGGGTCACGTTGTACAATGGACAGGGTTACTTAACGGTGACGATGGTAGCCCGATTGACTTGCCTGGATCTACATTAAGATCAGTTCAATTCACTGGCACATTTGGTACAGGTGGAACAATTGTAATCGAAGGGTCAAATGATGGGACTAACTACGTTACCCTCACAGACCTTCAAGGAAATAGCATTTCAAAAACAGCTGCTGCTATCGAAGGTATTCAAGAAGTTACTAGATACATCAGACCAAGAGTTACAGGCGGTGATGGCGCAACAGATTTAGTTGCAACACTTTATCTAGGAAAGGCAGTATAGAAATGAGTAATTTTTCAAAAGCAGCAGATGATATTAAAACAATCGCTTCTAAGCTTAGACAGTTTTTAGAGCTTAGTGAGGCGTTGGATAAAATTGGATCAGTAGAGCAAGCAGCACGAGATGCTGAATCAAAGAAGGCACTTGCTTATAAAGAAACAAGTGCAGCTTATGAGGAGCTTGAAAAAGCTAAGAAGAAGCTTGAGGCAGCGGAGGCTGGTATCTTTGCAGCAAACTCTAAAGCTAAAGACATTGAAGAAGCTTCCTTTATTAAAGCTAAAGCTATTGTGAGCGAGGCTCATGATAAGGCAGCGGCTGTAGAAGCAGCTCAACATGCAAAATCAAAAGCTCTTGATGAGAAGTATGTAGCGGCAAGTAAAGAGCTTGCAGTGGTAGTTGAAGAGATTGCAGTTAAGCAAAAAGAACTCGCAAGTATTAAAGCAGAAATTGAAGCAGTAAAAGCTAAGTTCCTTAAGTAGGTGAGTAATGAGTAACCACCAATATAACGGTAAGGACGTTAGGCTTTATCACAACAATCAGCCAGTAGCGGTATCTAATCGCCTGCCTGTTGACTCATCAACTGGGTTACTTGCTGGGGTTTCATTTGATGCCATTGATGTGCAACAAACATCAGCCACTGTAGAGACTTATGTTTATAAGAGTGGTGGCATCTCTGGAACTACAGTTAAGACGATAGTGGTTACATACACAGACGCTACTAAAGAAAATATAGATACAGTGGTGGCTACATAATGGGATTAAAGTTTAACCCCTTTATAGGAAACTTTGATTTTACTGGCAGCGGAGCTTCCGTTGCTGGAAGTAACACGCAAATTCAATTCAATGATGGCGGTGCTTTTGGAGCAGATTCTAATCTTGTTTGGGATAAAAACAGCGATGCATTAGGAGTCCAAGTAACACCACTCAATCCAATTCACGTAGCATCACTTTCTGGCACCACAATTAATAACGTAACGGTAGGTAGCGCATCTCAAGCGTCCGCTGTAGCAGCACCTTCTGTGACAGGATCTGCTATTGCTATTGAAGAGTTTGCAGCACCTACAACTCCAGGTGCCTCTGCAAATCCTAGTGGAAGTGGATATAATGCCAATGGGCAAACAATTGATTATCAGATCTATGGAGTTGTTTTTGATGGGAGTAACTACTACCGATCAGCAAATTTTGCATCTGTTAGCTATACTGATACACTAAACGACTCATCTGCATTTTCTGTCAACTTATCTTGGGATTCATTATCCGAAGCTACACATTATTTAATAGAAAAGCAGATTAGTGGTGGGGGCTATAATGACTCCACTATTGTTGCAGCAAATAGTTATGAAGATACTGGATGGGGCGGAACTGATAGTTATAGTTCGTGGCCCACATTTTATACTACCGAAACAGCGCCCACTGCTTTTACAAGTGGAACTGCTCAGTATGTTAACCAAGGCTCGGGCGGTATTTTTGAAGTAAGTAATACCATTTTAATGGAAGTTGATTCCGTTAAAAACATTAATGGAACTGATTATGTTAGTGGTAGCCCCACATCAGGGAGCTTTTCTGATACTGGAACTGGCCAATACGATGCAGAAATAAACTGGACAGATAACGGAAACGCTACAAACGCTATTGTAAGAATATCCGTAAATAGCGGTTCGACTTGGTATTATCAATACGTAGGTTCTTCTTCTGGGCCATATACTTTTACTAGCTTATCGAATGATTCAAGTGCAGAGTCTCGTTGGGGGCAAACATTTGGAGGCAGTACAACTCATACTTTTGCAGTTAGAGGTAAAGCTTTAAGTCCAAGCGGCAACATCTACTATTCAACAGTTAGCAATACCTACAGTGTAAACATAACGACAGCCGCTTATTATATTGTCAAACATACTTTTTCTGGAGCTGGAGCATCGGGGGCTAAGGTTCTTTACCCTTCCTCCTCTCCTTCTTATGGGCAAGATGTTTCTAACACTGATTATTATGACATTGGATATACGTCTTGGGGATCTGGAACTACAGTAACTCCAAGCTCATATGGATTTTCTGGAACCGATCAAGTCAGAGAATATAAAATCTATTCTTTTGCTAGCGGTATTTATGGCACAACTCCGCTGACCGTTTCAACGGCAAATACAGGTGGCTCTAAATATAATACTGTTACGTGGACGCTTCCTAGCGGAGTAACACAAGTTAAGATTACTCGCGGAATAAACGGTGCTGCTCATAGTGTTTCAAAAACAGTAAGTGGGACATCAGTAACAGATGATGCGACTGATACTTCTTGGACTGGAAACACAACGGTATCACCTACCTCTATTGTTCCTGGAACGGTTAGGATTGATAGAATCACTACAAGTCTTACGGATAGCGTTTTATTTAAGCCAAACTTGGAGCTAATTAATACGCACAATACAGGCGATAGAAGCGCTGTACTTTCTTTCGGCGTAGCAAATGGAAGTTCTGGTTCTTCAACTTATCAAACTCACATTTATCACTCTTCAAGCACTGGTTATTTAACTCTTGCAACAGGTAGGTTACGTATTGCAAACAGCCTTGGAGCAAGCACGTTTACAACTCAATTAGGTGATACTTACGAATTTAACATGCTCAACCTATCAAGTGCGCATTTTAAAATTCGTAGCCAAAATAACAATACGCTTTTTGAAACTCGTGCAGACAGAGATACTGTTTACGTTGGTTACAATAGCAGCACGCCAAGCGATAATACTGCTTCATTAGACGTTGGTAGAAGAAGTGGCGGTGATCACAACATTTATATTGAAACTGGAAGCACTTCTAACTCAGGCGATGCAATTAAAGTTGCAGCAAGTGGTGTGTTCATTGGGGCTTGGGGAGCTAACGGTAACATGGGGCTTAGAAGATCTACTGCCCCCACAAACTCTACTCTTGCCTTGGGGGCTGTTAGCTCTCAGACACAGCTTTTGTTTGACACTCACTCAAGTCCAGCCACAGTAAACGGTGGCGTTGATTATGATGGCACAAACTTTTTTGGAGCAAATGCAGGCGCTAGAAGACGCTTTGTTAGAATGTCTGGAACCTCTGCTGGAACAAATACAAGCCTTGCCTATTATGACTCTAATGGATTTTTAACAAGCTCTTCTAACTTGCAGTTTGATGGCACTACATTAACAGCATCTAACTTAACTGTTTCTACATCAGGAGCTTTAAAGCTTCCTGTGTCAGCGGCACCTACAGTAGATTCAAACGGAGAAATTGCAGTAGATACAACCGTTACTGATTTTTCTCATGGCCTTGTTAAATACTACTCAGGCGAAGAGCTAACAGTAGTGGCAATGCCAAGTGCAAATTTAAACTCACCAACAGATGGCTATGTTGTTGGTTATGACGCGACCAATGACGAGTTCAAGCTTGTTGCACCAACAGCAGGCGGATCAGGCAATGCAATCAGCGTCACAGTAGATTTTGGATCAGTTAGTGGTGGGCAATCAGATATAGCTACCGCTTCTGTTTCTGCTGCGTGGGTTGGGGCATCCACAAAAATAGTATGTTGTCCATTTGCAGTAGCAACGAGTGACCATGATCCTGATGATTATGCGCTAGAGCAAATAACAGCTTACGCAACAAACATAACAGCAGGTGTTGGCTTTGACATAGTAGCAACGTCCAAAAATGGAACTTTTGGGCAGTACGTAATTCACGCAATAGGAGTATAGGAAATGAGTATAATTATTAAATCAGGTTCTAGTTCAGCATTGGCAGATGTTGATTCAAACAAAAACCTACAGGTTAACACGCCTACTTCGTTAGATCAGGCTGGATATGTGTCTGTAATAGGCGAAGTTCATGATGGGGCTAGTGGTGCTGCTAAGGTAGCAAGACAGCTAGATATGACTGCTGATTATCGATTAAGAGTCGGTATTGACAGTAACCTTTGGCAAGACAACTTCGCTCATAGC